GTCAGATATCAAAACATCGACTTGTGATTTGTCGGCTTTTATCAATTCTAAGCTCTCAATATCAGATCTAAATTTGTTAGAATCGGCTAGTACAGCGACCAATGCGCTAAATTCTGCTTTTTGAACGATACCTGTCGCTTGTCCAGCCAATTGTTGGACCATTAACTCGAACTGTTTCAAGTTTGTTACTTTTCCATTCTGAATTACTTGAATGCTAGCCAAAACTTTTCCCGGTGTCATCATATGTTGCGGGTATTCAATCCGATAAATACTATTGGCTTTATTTAAAACAGAAAAAGCCGACAAATCTGTCAGCCCACTTGCTTCATTATGCCAATTAAGATTCAACATCAATCCTGGAACTTCTCCGACAACGCCATCGTTGGTGACTTGAACAGTTAAGGTCCGCCCTTTATAATCCCCTTGCGAAACGAATTGCTTTTCTATAAACGTATAGTTCGCATAATCAATCACTAAATCGACATCTCTAAATTGATCTAGTTCCAAATTCATCACTCCTAAAAATCAATATAATCGCGCGGATTGAAAAAGTGGTCATTTGAACTAGGATACATTTCATCAAAAAATTGGAAATGTAAATGTATTCCAGTACTTGGACCTGTCGTTCCAATTACGCCGATTTGTTGCCCTTGTGTAACTGTACTACCTTTTGAGACGTTCACGCTGCTAAGGTGAGCGTACCCAGTGTACATACCATCACTGTGCTTGATAACAACCCAATTCCCATACCAATCAAAATAATTAGCATCTCCTGCAACTATCACTTCACCGTCTGCAGATGCATAAATCGGTGCATTTGAATTATTGTTTACTAGATCTATGCCATTGTGATAATTTGGTTCACCAGTGCTTGGGTGTGTTCTCCAACCAAATTCACTCGTTACAGTCACCGGTGCATCAATCGGAACGATGTATCCGCTAGATTGAGGGATATCTAAGTCTTTGAATTTTAGATACCATTCATTTGCCCACGTAATCCGTTCTGGATGATCGTTCAACGGGCGTTCGAAGTTTTCCTCAAACGCTCTTGTAGCAACAGCGATATCAGTCATATTCATGAACTGTGACCAAGTATATGGATAAGCACTTGTTGCAATCCACTGACCGTTTGGCGCATGCCACATCAGTAATTTAAACTGTGTTGTGATTGTATCTGGATCACCAGAGATTCCAGCTCTAGTCATAAGGTTAATCATGTAAACACGACCACTTGTCGCACCTGTTCCATCAGTCCATTGCCATACACCATAACCGAAACCAGGAGCACCGTTGCCTTCATCTGCTGTTGGATTCGCATCTGATTCCCCTTGAGCGTTACCTAGTAAAGCGGCTGCGGCTTGTTGTGTACCACCAGCACCAATAAACATTGCCCAGATTTGCCAGTAGCGTTTGTCACGGTCGCTAGTCACTTCTGGAGGGTATTGGCCATTCCATCCGCCACCATTTCCACCTGAACCACCACCATTTTGATCAATTTTAACGCCGTTTACATATAGTTCTTTGACATCTAAACGACCATCCATTGCGACTGCATCTTGGAACGTCACTTTACCATTACGAAAAGTCCCTTCACCGCTAAGTCTATATAACGGTGCGTCAGGTGTACTTTCTTTTGGAATTTGAAAGACTGCGACTGATTTTCCATCGCCATCACCAGTATTAATCGAAAAAATATAATTTGGCTCTTTCCAAATAGCAAATCCGTTGATATTTCTATCTGCTCCATAAGTAGCTGTAATCGCTCCTAATGATTCTCCGTGAACATCATCTAGACCAGTTGATATAACTTGCTTCTCAAATTCAACCTTTCCACCTTCTATAACAACTTGGAAATCTTCATCATCCAGTGTCTTTAAGGCTACACCTTGAACGAGGATACCTGATAGAATGCCTGCAGTGATAAAGTCAGCCACGATCGCTCCGTCTTGAGTCATTGCCAAACCATACGGACCATTCACCCCGTTTTTCGAGTAACCAAGTCCGCCTAAGTTCCATCGCCAAACTTTTTGAGCATCGGCGACAGACGGTTTATCCATGATTAAGATTTCGCTAGGCGCTTTTTCAGGTCGCATACGAACGTAGCCACCTTTTGTTCCAGTGATCCAACTTGAAGCATTCCGAACGGCTTCAACCATCAATTCAGTACGACTTTCAACCTTTTGACGAAGTTTAGCTGTCTCAGTTGCCGTTGCATTGGTGTAGAATTCGATATCATTGCCTAAAGTCACGCTCTTGTATTTGCCAAGCGTTGGGTACCAAGTGTATTCGATCATTCTTTCAGCTACTTCAATACCTAATTTTGCAACTTTACAGTAGCAAGTATCGCCAAAATGCAGCCTTGCAATATCATCGTATAGGCCTTCATATTCCATCGTGTTTTCAAGTTGGACCATAGAGACCGTATGAGTGATTGAAGGCTCATGTACTCGATCGACATCAAGTTTCGATTGGCCCCATTTTTTCAAGTCGTCAACCGTGGTGAGTTCCGAATTTTCGTATTTGCCGATGCGGCGGTTTTTATCGGTTACTCCTGCTAGTTGAAGATATTTGTACGTGATAGGCTCTTTATCTTCATCGTAATCGCCTTCTGGCACTCCGCCGATTAAATACAAGCTATTGTAATAGTTGCCGTCTATCTCTTCCTCAATCGATTCTAGGTTCACTCCTAAATCGACACGATAGCCATTGTCTTTTCCGATTCGAGACAGCAATCTAAAACGATAGTTGTCCATATCCAATTCGCCAGCAGTGATACTCGCTAGATTCTCATTACCATTGTTTGAACCAATCACTGCATCAACTGGATTAGTCTGTTTTACAGTAAATTGGTGGACAGTTTGAATATCTGACTCAAATGAAAAAGGCTGCTCAAATGCTAGGGCAGCCTTTAATCTACTCATGATAATTGATCCAGTACCATTTTGAGTGAAACTACTCTCAATGAAATTTCGACTTAACATATAACCGATCGCTCGACCAGTGATAGAGAAAGAGTTGAGATTTTTCGTTACTTTTTTTATCTCAAAGTATTTCATCTTGCCGTCTTCATCTTCTGCACGAATGAAATTATCTTCTTTGAGATACTCTACATTTTGACCATCTAATGAATAGTTGCCATAGAAAGTATAGTCACCATTCAGAGTACGATTGATTTCAGGTAAATCAGCCCAATCAATCAAAGCGTGACCGTTCGTTTCTAAGTCCGCTGGCATTTCTTCATAAACATAAACTAAACTCACAAATACACGCTCCTTCTTAAAATTGTGCCGCTAGAAACGCCTGTGGTAGTCAGTTTGTTTTCTCCCGGACGAACCAACGGCCATTCTCCTTTGCTAAAAAGTGTTTTCGAACCTTGAATAATTTTTCCGTGTTCACAATCAACTTTGATTATTTCAGTGCTGTCGTTCGTAATCGTCAACGAAATATTATTGATCATAAGCTTGACATTGCCACTTGTTGGCTTTAATTCAATGTACGGTTTTGCCGTTTCATCACCAGGATCATGAAAGACCAGTGAAGTTGTGAATGGCAATGATTGTTCATTTACTTTCCGTTTAAAAGGTTGACATCGAAAGGTTAAATCGAAGGTATAGAAAAAACCCCACTCGTTTTCAAACTCAGTAGGGGAATCCATCATACAAATAACGTCTCGATAAGTATTGTAATCATTATGAGTAATTAATTGCCCACGACCTCGTAACCATTGCTTTACTTCACGTAAACGATCATACGGAATTGTGACTGATTCAACTTCTAGGTTGTATGGTTCGTAATCATCAAATGTTTCATGCAATGATCCACTTCGTCCTAGCACAGTGATTTCTTCATAGCGTTTGTTTGGAGAGAACTCAGGAAGTTCAGTTTCGATAATACAATCCATATCCATAACTGCGTTGATTCCTTTGAATATAAAATTCGGTGTATCAGCATCCATGAACATTCCTACTAACCTCCCACACCGGCAAGTGCTTGTTTGCTTGCACGGTAAAATTTACGGTTCATTTTGTTTAATTCGCTTGGGTTATTCGCATCGACATTCCCAATGTGGATATGTTGTTCCACTTTAGAAGGCTGTACTTTGCCGCCAATGCCCTTGCGTTTTTCTTCGTCTGATAACGGAGTAACAGTTGTCTTACCGTTTTTATTCGTAAGCAATTCTGGTCCAGCTTCACCAACGATCGCTTGGCCATTCAATACATGACCGCCTTTTGCTAGATAAGGTAATTCTCCAATGCTGAAACTTTTACCCCCAACACCAGGCACCCATTTAGGAACTTTGATATTATTCAGACCTCGAATAAAACCGTTAATCAATCCAATCATGTTGTTTAGTGGCATTTTCGCAATCGCAACAATTCCATCGAAGATACCACCAAAAATGTTTACAATACCATTCCAAGCTCGTTCCCAATCCCCTGTGAAAACTCCAGTGATAAAATCTATAAAACCAGTGAATATGCGTTTCCCAGCTTCGAATACGTTGGAAATATTTGTCCAAAGTCCTTCGAATACTCCACTAATGTATCCCCCAATAAAGTTGAACACCTCAACGGCGACATCTGAAACACCTTGAAAGAATGCATTCACACCGTTCCTAAACCATTCCACCTTATTATAGGCGAGAACTAATCCTGCAATAAGCAAAGCGATACCTGCAACCACTAAGGCAAACGCACCTCCTGATAAACCTAAGAACCCGGCCAACTTTGTCCATACGCCAAAAAAACCTGATGCAGCTGTTGTTATCTTTGTAATCGATCCAGCAACACTGCCTAACACAACTAATAAAGGACCGACAACCGCCGCTATCCCCGCAATGGTCATAATAGTTTTCTGTGTATCTTCATCTAAACCTCTAAACCACTGAGCTGCATTTTTCACTGCTTCAGCAACACTGTTGATTGTAGGTGCTAGTTGCTCACCGACTTCGGCTGCAGCCAACATCATATTGTTTATGGCACTTTGGTAAGTGACTGTTTCTTTAACTTTGTTAGTTAGATTGTCACTTGATCCCGCTGCATCATCATATGCTTGTTTGTTTTTTTCGATTGCATCAGTTGCACCAGACATAGCTTCAATTACTTGAATACCTGCATCTTCACCTTGAGTTCCGAAAATTGCTGAGATAGCAGCTGCTTTGTCTTGCTCAGAACTCATTTTAGATATCTCGGTAGAAAGTAATTGGAAAGCATCTTTAGAAGAAAGATTCCCATCTTCTATTTGCTTGTATAGGTTGGAAAAATCGCCGCCTAAGTTGCCAACGGCATCTTTTACAGTTCCATCACTCATACGAATACCAAACTCTTTGACTAAGTCATTCACCTTATCAAGGTTATACGCACCGCCGTCCAAACCAGCTTCTAAAATAGAGAACATTTCTTCAGCGGAGTATCCACTTTGGTGGAAAAGCGTTGCGTACTCTGCTAGGTTATCACCTAACTCATGCGTTTTGTCTAATCCGTTTTGTGTGGCAGTCGTAATCAAATCCATTGCTTCGCTTCCGTCATAACCATAAGCTGTCATGAGCGCATTTGCACCACGCAAGGTTTCATCCATGTCTGCATCAAAAAGTTTTTCCAGCGTTAAAGCCTTCTCCGTCATTGCCTGAATAGCATGAGAACCTTGGTTTTTCAATTCAGGAAACTGATTGATCATTTTTATGACTGCTTCTTTTGCTTCATCTATGTTTTCAACTAATCCATCTGCGAAAATATTCTCCATTGCAGTGGTTGAACTTTTTGCTTCTTTTTCAGTAAGTCCGAAAGATGCTTGTAGTTCTGTTTGGGCAGTAGAAAGATCATTGTATGCTTTAGCACCTGCAGTAGCCATTGCCACCACTGGTGCCGTTACACCAACCGAGAGCTTTTCGCCCGCTGATTTCACTTTTTCGGCTGCTTTTTCGATCTTTTCCAATTTTTCAGCAGTAGTTAATGCTTTATTCCCTTGCGCATCTAACGCATCATTTGTAGATTGTAATGCTTTTCGAAGATTATTTTCGCTAGTTTCAGACTTTAATAGCATCTCGTAAAGCTTTCGCGTTTTTTCGGAGTTTTCACCAGTTTCTTTAGCTGATTTAGCATACTCTTCACGCAAAGCTTCAGTTTTGGCGGCTGCTATATCTAATTGTTTTTCAAGTTTTTGTTTAGCAGCTGCTAGCTTTTCCGTCGCACTCGCATTTTTGTCCATGCCGGATATCTGATTTTTGTATTCAAGAGTCGCCAATTTCATGTCATTATTGATCTCTTTGATCGTTTTAGAATAAGCAACTTCACCATTCATCCTAAAATTGAGGACTACATCAGACTCTTTTGTATTTTTCGCCATGCTTCTCTCCTTTCTACCAGAACGGGCTATTGTCTAGCGTAGTCGTTTCAGGTATTTCAAAATCTGGAACATTCGCTAATAGCCACTGGATATAGGATTTAAGCCACAAGTTTGGCGTTGCTCGTAAAAAGAAATCCTCACTCCAATTCAATAGAGTGAGGGCTACATAAAGATAAAAATCCCAAGGCGTGCCTATCGGTTCTTGTTGCGATTTCGCTTTTGATTTTTTCTTTTTTGGGTTTTTGAGGCTTGATAGTCTTGTGGCTTTTTGGATTTTTTTAAGTCTACCTCTTGGAATTGTTTCGGCGCGTAGATCCGCATACAAACTGAGTAGACTTGCAGCACTTCCTCACCCATTCCTAAGAAACGTTCGATCGTCTTAGGATCTTCATCAAGTCCACCAGTCCGTAGCATGCCATAGATCAATGCTCGCATAATTTTAAAATCAGACGGCGTGACGGATCTTAAATCCATTCGGCCATCTGCTCGTTTTAACATGTCATTCATATCTGCTTCAAAAACAGAATAATCTTGATCATAGATTTCAGCGATAAATTCCCATGTTTCCATGGTGGCATCTACCGGAAATTTATGCCCTTGAATAGTGACTGTTTCTAATTCGCCTAATGTAATGCCATAATCGGATAATTTTGCCATTAGTCGCCACCACCCGATGGTGCTGCAGATAAGGTTGCCCATTGTTCTTCACTATATACAGGTTGTGCAATAAATTGATCCAAAGTGATCCCTTCAGCACTCTCACGGTAAGAATCAAATGTTGAGTACATGACATTATTGAAATTCAATCCGTAAGCATTCAGATTCGCTGTTACATCATTGATGTCAATTTCTGATTCTGCTGTAACATATGTTTCATCAATAACATTTGATAATTGTACTTTAGGGTACCAAACAGCTTTCTTGCCCCCACCTTCAATATTTCCGATAAATCCAAAAGCAAAGTATGGTAATTCAACGGCATTGGTTTTATTGAAAGTAACCCCTTTTTGAGCAACCAAACCTTTAATCCTATCCATCAAAGAAACAGGAATCCCAACATGCGTTAAGCCAATTTCGTGTTTGGTTTCTCGCCCGATCGAGCGGAAAAGCTTGCTAGAAGCGTATTTCTCTAATGTAGATCCGTTACCACTAATAGCCAACTCTGTGGCAATTGGTAAACGTACGATCTCGTCATAAGTTGGTGCAGTATTCGGTGACTCAGGTGTTAGCATCATTGTGATCAATACATCATCTAATCCTTCAAAAAACTTAATTTCTTTTGCATCCAAAGAAATCATCCTTTCCATTGGTTCATAATTTTTCTTGTCATAATTTCAGCGATTTTATCGCTATGTTTTTTGTAAGTCTTGCTTGCGAAGCGTTGCGCTTTTTGCTCAACAGTGCCGTTTTCCGGGAACCGCCAATAATAAGCTGTATTCTCAAATGCAACTTGCACATTCTTCTTTCCTATTTCAACTTTTACATGATCTTTCGCATGTTCTTTGTCAAATAAAGATTCTGGAATGTTTGGCATCAGCATTTGCAAGTAGTACTCAGCAGCTTCTTCTAGAGACTTCATTGTAATCTTCGTTGGGTCTTGTTTCATCAAATTGCCAAAGAAGTCAGCTTGTGCTTCAAATCCGTTTTTTCTAGCCATCGACAATCACCTGTATTTCTGTATAGAAATTAGTGATCGTGTCATCATTTTCGGAACCAGCAGTTGAATAGAAATCGCCATATTGAATCTTGTTCTTTGCAAACAAGTCTTCAATCGGCAATAGATCATCTTCGGTACCGTCAGTAAACAGTGACAATTGATAGGTTCGTTTTCGACGATAGACATTGCTACTCGCATGAACATTTTCCGTGCTATCGTAGGTGTAAACCATATAAGGATAGGCTGTGTTTTTTGGCGCCATATCCCGATATAGTTTATAGGGAAGTGTTTTAAGTAACACTCTCAATTCATTTAAACTAATCGACATAAGCCAAACTCAACTCCATTTCACGATCATCAACATTCGTATAAATACGAGTAATGTTATAAGCCACAGAATCAATTCTTACGGCACTTAGCTTTTCGGTGATAGATTTATCCAATCTAATCTTAATCCGTCTGACAACGTCAGTTTTAGCTTGTTGCGAAAGATATTTTTCTTGTGCAGTCACGCCGATATCCTGATACCAAAGATCACGATTTTCTTGGTATTCAGTGACCGGTCGATCACGATCGTCAACTGTTTCGACGATATCCAATAATTTAGCCTTCCACCTAAGTTTGTTGGTCTGTCGCTTCGGCATTTTGGATCACCCCTTGTACAATAAATGGCGTAATGGCATTCAAAGCTGCTTCTAATTCACCTTCAGCAACCCGATACTCATAACCAATACCAGCCACCAATAAAATCAAATATTCTTTTTGGCCACCAGTAGCGGTCATCACGTAGTCCTTGGCCATCTCCAAATAGAAAGAGAGCATGGAATCATCCATACCCTCTTCAAAATGAATATGCGCCTTGAACTTTTCTTCCAAAGATAACTCTTTAGGTTCATCAGCCATGATTATTCACCGCCGCCAGCAACTGTCCCAATTTCATAACGATAAACCGCTGGTTCAAATGGCGAGTAGATCAGCTGCCCATCTAACAAGTTATAGATTTGGAAACCAATTTGGTTCTTACCAGAGAATTTTTCAACCAGTTTTTGAATTTCCAATGCTCCAATAACTTCTTGAATTTTAAATGCAGAGAAGTCCCCGAAATAAATTACCGGTGTATCAACTTCGCCTTTCTTATCTGCAGCATCAGTCCAATCAACAGGGTATCCAACCAAAGTATGCCCGATTCCGCCTTCAGCTTGAGTGAATGGCCGTAACAATGGGAAACCGTCAGTTGTTTTCATTTTTTCAACTGCAGTCAATGCAGCCCGATTGATAATGAAACGCCCTTTTTTCATTACTTCAGACACAGGAGTGTTTTTCATTTCGATCAAAGCGTCATAGAGTTTTTGACCAGCATCTGCAGCAGTCAAGTCCACAGCTACCTCAGGTGTAAATGCCACAGCTTTTTTAGCTAATGCGCCAGGGTTTTCATTTCCTGCGTCATCACCATTGAACATGTAGTTGATTTCTTTTCGTACATAGGCTTTCTTCAATTCTTCGACCACGATATCTTCAACTGGAACACCAGACATTTTCAACAACTTCTTAGTTACAGTTGCCAATGCATCGAATTCAGCTGGATCCAATGTGATCTCATCAAATTCTATATCCGTTTCAGGAACATCTGTCGTACGTTCTTTCTTGCTGACGTTTGCCATTGCTTTTTTGACAAGGAACGGATATTTAACGTCTCCTGCCGTACGTTTCACTACCCCATATTTACGTAACAAGTTTTCTTCTTGTGCATACGTAATAACTTCCGAAGCAATTACTTCTGGAACTGTGACAGATCCATTACCAGTAACGATACCTAATGCGCGTGCTTCATGTTCAGAGATATTCCCGACAATGAAATCAGCAAATGCTTTGCGTTGTTGCTGTTCTTGTTGTTTTTTGTTCAAAGCGTTACGTCCTTCCATTCCTTTTTTAATGTTGCCCAACAAACCATCGCGTTGTTCCTGAGTAATCATCCCATCACGATTTTCTTTCGTACCTGCTTCCGGATCATCCGCTGGTGGATCTACTGGCTCATCATCGTCAGCAGCAGCCCGACCTTCTGCACCATCTGGATCTGCCGGTGGATCAACTGGTTCTTCATCTAGTTCATCTTTGATATCTTTTAGTTCATCAATCAAAGTGTCAATTTCATTTTGTACGGATTCAAGATCTGCTTCACGAACTTCACCTGACTCGATCTTTCCACGTAATTCAGTCAAGCGTTGCTCATGACGAGCTTGTAATTTTTTCAATAATTTCTTGTTTTTCATGGTGTATCCTCCTATGCGTTAAGCGCCCCATTAATTTTTTGGATCATTTTCTTTCGTGTTGCAATGTCTTGCTGGACTTCCTGTTTGCTTCTAGCAAGTGCTGCTTCTGTATCCTGATAGGCAGGAAGAGAAACGATTGATACTTCGAATAAATCCACTTCATTGACCGTACGAAGCACTGGGTCAGTGTTGTAATCCCATGTTTCCTCCGTTGGGATAAAACCGAAACTACATTGGTTGATATCTCCTCGATTCATTGACTCGATCAAGTCGTTCGCAACTGTTGTATTTGGCAATTCGACTTCGAATTTTAAACCACGATCATCTTCTTCTAATCGAAGAGTGCCGCTTTTTGTACGCCCCAAAACTTTGGACCAGTCATGATCGAACAAACACCGAACATCCGAACCGGATAATGCTCTTGAGAATGCACCCGGAGAAATCACTTCTTCAAGCCCTTCCCATAAAAGCGTGCGGCTATTAAAAACTGCTGCATAACCAGTAACGATTCGACTATTGTTTTCGGTATCATCCCTCGTACTCAAGTTGGTGATATCAAATGTCCGAATTTCCTTCTTTTTCATTTCCATCACCTCCCTTCAGATCATCACCAGTAGGCAACGAATCATCTGTTGCATTCTTTTGGCCGATCCTCGATAAATCATTAGAAATATAGATTGCTTGTGTTTCTGGCGTGTTTTGTTTAGGGAAACCAAGCATATCTGCCACATTGTCTGGGCTTGTAATACCAGTACGAACAATGTTGTAACCAATATTTGTTTTAGTTGAATAAGGAACAAAGTCCAAAATATTGATTTTCCATTCCACTCGATAACCAGAATTAGGCATAAAAAAAAGAGCGGTGTAATGTTCGCCCTTGTTCTTCAATATTGGTTTGATTGCTTTGTTATGCAAGTACATCATTGCTTTTTCAATATCTGACTTCATCAATGCTTGATAAGTATCGACATTGATCCCCAAAAATTTCCCCAAATCTTTCTTGTACACACCCAAATAATTCAAAATTGCTGCATCATCAACTGGACTTTTTAAAGTCTCAATTGAATATCCTTTCCCCAAAGGAATCATCTTGACTGTGTGGTTGTTGTCGTCTTGGGTTCCTTCTAACTGATCAAGAATCTTTGCAACGATTTGAGTTTGTGCGCTGTTATTCGGATTAATGTGCGCATCCAGTTTGAGCATGAACGCAAGTAATCCACCTTTTGAGTATTTATCTGTCAAAACCTTTTCGGCGCTTAGAACACCTTCTAGAGTGTTTCTGGCTAGGTCAATAATTCCGGCGCCTTTTAATGAATCAGTACCAATGTTTTTAATATGCCTGATCATTTGACTAGGTATATCTTGGCCATTCATACTAAACTCTTCTTGCAGCCGTTCATTGATTTTGGTAGTAACACCATACGCCAAATGGAGTTGATCACGATCCGTCAAAGGAAATGTTTCTCCATTGATCAAAAGTGTATTTGTTTCCAATTTTGAAAACTCAAACCCAGTTAGATAATCATTTGGGTTGTTCAGGATATTCAACAAGAAATGATCTTTTACTTCTTGACCATTTGGTCCAATCACAATTGGAGTGGCTAATGCTACTTGATTGGAAATATCTTGAACCAATTCATATACATCAGACGATTCCATGATTGAATTATCTGTAACATACCTTTGCCCATAACGTGTGGTTTTACCGAAAATATCTTCAAGATACCCTCGTTTCTCCATGAATGAAAATACTGCATTTGAAATTCTATCTCTTAATCTCAATAAATCTCACCGCCTTTCAAATAATTTATCTGTAAATACTTCCCAAATAATCTGCCAACTGCCCATCATCAAAATCTGTCATTTGATTCATAGTTTCTTTGTGGGCACATAAAAACGCCACGAAACCATCAATCTTCTTTTTTGACTGACGTTTACTTGGCGCTTTTTGTCCACTCATATTGGTTACTGCTACGACATTTAATGTACAGTACAGCATAAGTGGATTATCGAATAATATTCTTTGTTCATAGAAAAGTCGCTCGACATCATCGAATGGACCGTTCAAGTATTTGGGATACTGTGGTACCTCGATACATTCAAGTCCTAAATTCTCCAGCTTCTCGATAAGTTTGGCGCTCATCGCCGGATCATAATTGACCTGTTGGATATCGTATAGTTCCATACAATCTTCAATGAACTGAAGTATTTGCTCTTGATCAATCATCTTTCCATCACAAAATTCAACAAACCCTTGTTCTTCCAACTCTCGATAAGGTACGTTATCTTCTTTTTCTCGGAAATCTAAATCTTCACTCGGAATAAAATAGAGCTGTTTAACTTTTAAAATTGATTTTCCATTTTCATCCCATGTTGGGAAATTGAGAGAAACACAAGTTAAATCTCGTGTTTTCGATAGATCCAAACCTATGTAGCAAGGTTCATTTTGAAGATCCCCTAATTCTTTACTAGATACTAAGCAAGGTTCTACTTGATCCTGTTCAAAGAAATTATCAGCACCATTGACGAACACATTCAAATGCTTGGTCAAAAATTCGGCTTTTGAATGGGCAGAACGTTGAGCCGTTTTAAAAGCTGATTCCAAAGCTGACAAGTCAACAGATATCCCCCAGTTAGGATTGCACATTTCCCAAACTTTACGATCAGTCCAATCATAGTTTTTGTTTGGTTCGTAAATCAAAACAAAGTTCGAATCGTTATCGTCCTTTTTCAACACTTCTTTGGCTTCACGGTAAACACGCATGCCGACCGAAGACGATCCTTTACCAGCGGTTGAAATGTTAAACATCAAAGGTTGCGGCAAAGAGATCTGAGCTGATTTAAAGTTGTCGTACTGCTCCATTTTCTCTTGCTTATGCAATTCATCGTTTACAATGAAATAGGGATTTGATCCTTCAATGTTTTCGATATTTTTGGTTTGAACGATAAACTTATTTGTATAAGCCATATTATCGACTATATATCGATAAGTGATACTTGCTACAGTTCCTTTTGGTCCTTTAAAAATTTTCGTTCCATCAAGCAGCACTTCGTTATTCAAAATCGTATCAGCGAATGGTTGTGCGGCGTATTGCGCTTGAGCATAATCAGAAGCACATGCATAGCAATTGACGGATAAGGCTCCTTCACCATACATCGCATATCCCAAAGAACCCACACCAATTAACGTTTTACCATTCTTTTTGGGAATCTGTACATAAGCTTCACGAGTAACTCGAACCGTTTGGCCTTTTTCGTTTTTCTTCACCCAACCGTAAATCCATGAGTAAATGAATTTTTCCCAAGGTTCTAAAAGAAACGGTTTGCCAACCATATCACCCTTGGTATGCACAATAAACGATTCAACCCAATCCATCATTTCATTCGCACGATCAACATCAAACCAAATGTCTTTACGTTTCTTCCATCGATACCAGCGATCAATAGCCAAACGAACTGTTTTCGGATACTTATGCGGATTTTTACGAACACCTTTAGCAAATAAGTCAGCGTAATTTATACCGGATTCAATCATGAATTACCACCTGCTTTTACTCGCCATTTATTCCGATGCTCGGCTAATTCATCCACTGGCTTTTCTTCTGGACGTGTGATTTCTTCGTTTTGCCTTGCGGTAGATCCACCAGTAACCTTTTTACCAATCGCGGCTTTGTTAGTTAGTCCCAAATAGTCCAATGCTTTCATTTTCTTGTCAGACCAAAATTCAACTTGTTGAGCCAATGGATGTTTTGTTGGGTTAGTCGCTCCCGATTTATTGGTGTATTTTTGCGTTTCTGGAAACCCCTTTTCTTTCCATGCCAAGAACTTATATTGATAAATTTCAAATATATCCAAATAGGATTCAATCAAGGGGTCTAAAGTAATCATATAAATATCAGACTCCCGCATAATCAATAAAATTCGTGCTTTTTCCGCACTTACTTTTTCCTCAACAATCGCTTTACGTTGCGCCTTCGTCGTCATTTTTATACGTACCCCCCTTTTATTTTTTGAAATTTTAAAAAAACGATGCGCGTAACTCCCTCTGACCTATCTCCCGGCGAACAAAATTTTTTGAAAACGATAGGGGGGGTAATTAAAAATAAGACGGGAAAACTTTTTTCTCGTCTGTTTCATTTTCTTCGATTACGTGACAAATTGGACATAATAATCGGATGTTGTTTGGATCAAGCTTGAGCATGTCGTTCTTCTTGATCGGTACCATGTGGTGTCGATGTGCTTGCCTTCCGAATACAAAGCGACCACATCTTTGACAGCATCCACCTTCTCTTTCATAAACAAAATCAGAAACATCTCGCCATGCTTGTGTCCGATAGAATGATTTGTTCTCATGGTGGTATGCACTCTTCTTAGCTTTGGTCTTTCGCCTTGGTGCATGTTCCTTACAATAGGTGCCACGATCTATCTTGACCTGACACCCATCGAATCCACAGTACTTCATTTCTCTGCTTCTTCAATCGTACGTAAGATATCTCCTTTAGATCGGATAGCAGCTGGAATTGTAATCCCGTTCTTTTTTGCATATGCACGTAGATCCTTAGTGTTCATGCTTTCCAGTTCCGATGGTTCTTCATCTTCTGGATTTGTAACAGGTTCACCAACAAGATCATCTTTTGTGTTGCCATCAGAATCTAGTACTTCTTGTTTGATTTCCCCTGTGTGGATATGATCCGAAGCATTATTGATTTCTGGATTGTCACCCGGTTTCACTTCGGCACCTTTGATAAATAGTTTAGCTGCATTGCCAACCACTTCCTTATCCCCTTCAGGCGTGATCATCGACTTAGGATTTTCAGTCACTTCAAAATCCGGTTCACTACCTTTAGGTACAAACAATGATTGTTTCTTTTCTGTATCCCAATACTCTGTGCCAGCGATTGTTTTTCTGATAGGTACTATCATTTGTGATTCCTCCTTAAAATTTATGTACAAAAAAAGACACCCGCTTGGATGTCCTAATTGTTATTTGTATAAGACTAGAGCAGAATGGTTAATCCATGATGCGCCACTTCGTTCATCTAATGTCGTCTGATACTTAATATCAATGATTTCTTTCTCTTGTTGTTTCAATTCAGATAATAATTCGTTTAGCTCGTTTTTAAATTTCTGTTTGTTTGAAGTTGAAATCAATTGAACTTCCATACTATCACCTCCGTTTAAAATAAGCATACTCCATGATGTATATGAAAGCAATTACAAAAAGACAGCACTAGCGAATTTCGAAATGAGATGATCCACCTCCTTCAAAAAATTATGCTGTCTTTCGTATCCGTCAAAGAAGTAAAGCGATGAGGGATTAGCCCCCTTTCGGTATTTGGATTAGTGTGAGTAGTCCAATAACCGGCTCTCCGTTTCTTCTACGCTATTACTATAAACCGTTTAAATCAATAATTGAATAGTTAAAACAATCGAACTTTTATCGAACATTTAGAATAACGATATTTGCTTTGTTTCATTGGCAACTCTATTATAAGCATCTATCTCGTTAACCTTGTTTCGCTTATCCTGCTTTTCAGACTCGTATTTATCTAAGAAGTTCAGTGTTCTTTTTATCTCGGCGTGTCTTTGGCGCACATAAGATGAGCTGTATCCAATCTCTTCAGCAATTATATCTAACGAGCAACCTTCAATATATTTTTTACGAACTATTTCATTATCTATACCTTTGAACGAATTAATGATAGCAAGCATTTCTTTTCTCTGCTCTTCTAGTATTTCTATTTCGTTCTCAATCTTAGCAATGTTGTCTTCGAGTGACGATGATCTGGAGTTTTTTTCAAGTCTTACATCAGACAAATCTCCAAATATCCATCGGCTTAATTCCAGTCTGCTTTTGCTAAGATTCCATTTTAGATATAAAATTTGATTTTCTAATTCCTGATAATCTTTTAGCCATTGAAATCTCACAATCGCCACCCCTTTTATGGTAAAATAAGCTTGTTCGAGGTCACTTACCTGAAAGGAAGTGGCTTTTTTTATTTTCCATTTTTACTTCTACTGTTTTTGTAATCCTGTAAATCACTTATTTTCCCATAGACTAACAATGCACAGATAATGAATCCGAATATGGACCCTATCGTTAATCCAGCAAATAAAGCTACAAAATTCATCACGTTTTCTCCTTTCCTTCTCTTTTATTTTCTAACTTTTCTTTAGCAATGGCTTGCTTCTCCTTTTCATCCAATTCTTTACCAAAAACCACGCTTGCGACCACTGTCGCTACGACTGCGAAAAAAATCGCTACTGCAAAGTCCATCATTTATCCTCCGTTTACAAAATAGCTTTGATTTTCTTCAGCTGCTTTTTTTTTGATTCTACAATTCTTCGTCCTTCGATAAATTTGATGATATTTCTTGACCCTTGGATCTCTTGATTGTTTAATTTCAATATTTAAAACAGCTTCATCCATTGATGCACCGAATAGCCTAAAAGCATTCGATATACTGCTTACTATTTCTTCAATTGATCCTCGAGACCAAGTAAGCAATGTTTGACTCGTTTCATCTGATGCCATTTTTCATCCCCCTGCTTCCATCGCATCTCTCACCAGCGGATCATTGATAATAATCTTGTACTTCATCTGCTCATGCTGCAGCTGCTGTTCTAGCTGCTCAATTTGCTCCTGTTGTTCCACAATTGTATAGGATAGCCAAATCAGACCTGCGATCGTCAACAGTATTATGATGATTGAGTGGCTAGTTTTCATTAGCTGGCTCCAATAGTTCTGGGTTTTCGTATATGTTGCCACATACAACGCAATAATCTTTGATGTTATATAGCCAATCCTCATCCCCTGCAGTGAAAGTTCCATTCTCGAAAACTATTTTTTCATAGTAGTGATATCCAGATTCAGAATACTTAATTGCTACTATATCCCCCTCGAAAATCTCCACGCCGTTCTTGTCTTTCAAGCCTGTTGATTGCATGAGGTACTCTGGTTTCACTTCTATCCAACCAAAACCATCGGTAGCCTCTACCAAAATCTCACCATCGCCGAATCGGTTACTCGTCACTCGGACTTGATCGTTCATAAATTTCGTATCTGGTTCCCACGCTCTAAATTTTGGTATCATTTTATCCCTCCTGTTTGCTATCGCTGACGATTGCGGAATTATTTACTTTTTTTAATTTAAAGATTTTTTATTATCAAAAAATCAAATATCAATATTTTCAATTCATTTACATTAATTCATTTAACTGGTATATAATCTAACTGAAAGGTGGTTTATCTATGAAAAAAATTTGTTTTGTCTTAGTGCTCAATAATGTATTGTCGTATACACCATTATCTCCGGGACTTCTTTCTAAAAAAGATACAAGCCTTAAAGATTATTTCTCTCAGTTTTACGATGTTTCAGTAAATTATCTTAGGGACAAAGATAATGTTGACTACTTGGTTCTTCCTGAACCATTCGCTCCTTTTGATAATGAAAATAACCTTCCTATCATAAAAGTTCCTTCTAAATTTTTCCTTACTAAAGATTTTGAAAAAATTAAAGAGTACATTGATGACTACTTTAAAGAAAACGATGATAAGTAACACTATCCTCGATCGTTTATAGTCCTTACTGATTGATGCCATTATCAATCAGTTTTTTATTTCGTCGGATAACTGACTTGGTAAAATATAAAATATGTTACAATACCTAAAAGGAGGTATTGCTTTGGGAACTTTTTTAGCTTTTATTTGGTATATTTTTATAGGATTTATGCTTTATGGAATCATCAGATTGGCAGTTAAACACGGAATATCAGATTCCAAAAAAAATAATTTATGATTCTGTTGCTACTCTTTTAGGGTAGTTTTTTTTAATCCCACAATTTAGGTGGATAGTGGAATCAGACTTCTTCTAAGTCCCTTCTCATAAACCAAAATTCTTCACCGTTATCGAATTTAATCTTTAACGCAAAGACTTGCGCATTTATTACTTCAGTACAAGTACCAACTGACCCTTGAGGCACGATACTTGGATAACGTGTCTTATATTCTTTGTAAATTTCATTCATTCTTTTCAATTCCTCTCTGATTGGTAATATCTTCCATTAATGGAAACCTCATATCATTTTTATTTTTTAATTTGGTATAATGAAAAAAAGCATTTGCTGGAGGTTAATCATGTTAAGCTACTCTTTTTTAAATACCGAATTGTATTTTGATACTAATAACCAGTCTGAATTTGTTCATTTTTTTCATTTGTTCTCTAATTTTTACCCCATTTTTAATAATCACATGTCCGTGGTTTCAAAAGATACATTATCTATTGTTAATCCGACAAAAACCGGACCTGTGTATTTTAAAGAATCTCAAGTTATCTTTTTAGCTGTCGAACCTAGTATCTGGAACGACACACAATTTGTTTACCAATCATCTCATGAACTTTGTCACTACTTTATTGAGAGCGATAAATCTCTTATCATGAAATGGTTTGAAGAAACAATTTGCGAGGTATCATCTTTATTCTTTTTAAACAAGATGAGCGAGTATCATCAAAGTATTGGTGATTTGCAAAATTCATTGCGATACAAATCTTATCTGACCACCTGTATATCTGAAGTTGAACCGTTTAATATAAACTCTAATATCACTTTGGAACGTTATGATAGAAAAAAAGAAAGATACTTGGCTACTTTGCTATTACCTATCTTCAAAAAACATCCTTTACTTTGGAGAGAAATGCCAACTTTGATAAACAGTAACCCGAAAACCTTTGTTGAGTTACTTATTAATTTTGAAAAGATGGTACCCACCTATCTAGACGAAGCCAAAAGGGAATTTACTGATCTTTTCCCGAATTGATATTATTGCAAACTATCGAAACAGGCGGACTTCCAGTAGGCCCTTTGGGATCTTGATGACCTACTTCGACTGCGGCTTTCGCTTGTTTCATTTTGTATTGTATTTCTTCTAGCTCTTTCAACTGCTCTTTGGTATTATCATGAATCACACTTAACCCTCCTTATCTCTTCCGATTCTGGAATTATTTCAGGTCACTGGATTTAACGAAAACACCATTGACCATCTTTCCAGTCCGTCCTTTGATTTCGTCATAAGCAAAATTCAAGCACTCGTATAAATCCATATCATTTTGCATTGCCAAGATGATCAAGGTTACTACTACATCGCCAATACCATCTCTTAGTGCATCTTGATCGTTTCTTGCTAATGCAGCTGCAACTTCACCAGTTTCTTCGACAACTTTCAACATTTGTTTGCTAGATTCTGCTTTATCCAGTCCTTTTTCTTTTGACCATTGTTCTACTAATTCAACTAACTCATTCATGAATTTCCCTCCAATTATTTTGATTAATCGTAATCAACCCCATCGTCAATGGTTCCACTCCAATCCTTATAGCGGTAAGTCCTTCCTTGTTTATCTTCATGACCATAACGTAATAAATCGCTCATCGTTCGATTTGCTTTTTTACACTTCCGACATACGTCTTTCCGAGTACCTGTGAAAATCACTTCGCCTTTGTAAAGAACCTCTACAATTCGCAAATGGGATTGCTCCCCTCTCCAGAGTTCAACACGTAATGCTTCTCGCTCGTCCTCAATTAATGGATCAATCTCTCGATCATCAAGGTTAGATAGATAAAGTAATCGTTGTAGTTTTAAAGCACGTTCTCTGTGACGCTTCTTTTTTTCATGTTCTTTCTGCTTCATCGCCTGTTGGTTCTGTTTCATGTTGATCACCTCCTGCATCTGCTGGCTTATACACATATTCATAAGGTTCCCACTTCTTATTTCCGAGAAGGCGATAGTACTTCCCTGCAAGTGTAATAATAAAATGATAGGTATCTGCCTTCTCAGGAACGTAACATCTTGCATAGTATTGACGGTAATTCTTGGGATTGTTAGAAAAATACTCAACCGTCCATCCTCGTATCTCGCAAAACATGGTGAATTCGACACGTGCTACTTTGAAACTGGTTATTCTTTCATCCATAGGATCACCAATTCGTTTTATTCAGAAAATCGATATAGCCCGGCGTAGCAACCTGATATTCTTCCAACTCTTCTTCAAGAATGTACTGTCGTCCATATTTTGCTTTCATGTTCTGCCAATCACTCCATGGGATAAACCCAACGGTCTTTTTGATCATGCAACAAACACCTGCCATCGCTCCTAATTTTTGATGGAGATCCAACAAGGCCGCCTGATTTTGTGTGATCACTGATTTTTTTAATCGATCCGTTGTGGTCATCTTTGCTTCAAAAACAATGGCACGTCCATCCCATAGAGTTCCTTTGTAATCTGGTTGAGCTTTCCCGATTGGATAAATGATCATTCTGCCATCGCCGAGTATCTGCTTCACACGAAACGGTTCAGGCGTTTTTTCAATTAAAGCAATTTCTTTTGTTCTGTAGTACCAACATCCTTGATCAATCATTTTTTCAAAGATATCGCCCAAATCATTGTTGACTCTATTTTGGTAATTTCTTGAAGACATCGTTTCTACCTACTTTCTTCATTAGTTCAGTAATAAATCCTTTTTTATCGTTTTGCCCAAATGTATCTAATGTTCTTCGGTAAATGCGCTCATAGTGTGCTTTATCTTCAAAGCATACGAATTGTGAATAGCGATCACTCTTAACTATTCCTGCATATGCTGAATGATCATTTAATTTGTTTGATGCAGCATCGCAAATTTGCTGATTTTGAAGAAATTGGATTTCCTTTTCTTCTGATTTGATTTCCAATGTTTTAATACATGGAGAAAATTTCCCTTTGTTTTGATCATCAATGTTTAACATCAAAAAGACTTCCTGCATCATGTCGATACAATCTGATTTATCAAAGCAGGCGACCAGATACGTTTGTTTACTTTCCATTTCTACCTCTTTCTCTATCCATCATCATTTCTGAACAGTTCGATTTTGAAATACCATCCACGATCCTCATCGTAAATTTTCAATATATCTCCTAAAATTCGGTATTGAGGAAACCTCTTAAGAATTTCCTCTGCTCCATCATCGTTGGACATACCTAATTTATTTAGTTTTCTAAATGACCAATAATCATCGTTGGTTGTTTCGTGTGGTTCTTTAAGGTTTCGACTCTTGGACCATCGCTTTTGACCTTTCTTCCACTGGCGATTTTCCCATTTCTCTTGACCTGTTAAATAATTGACCAAGCCTTGCATCCCATCTGAATCGTATTGAATGTTTTGCACCTGCCTTCGACCAAGAGGCTGCTTCTTCTTTCCTCGCCCTTTAGACCAAACACTCTCGATTGTATCCCTTGATGGTCCATTGTTTAAAACGATATGGTGATGGATTCGAGTGATATAGCCTACTTCCTCATCATATTGATAAGAGGTAAACCACATGTACTTGAGTTCGACCCCTTCTTTCTCATAGAGTCTTTTTAGTTTTTTCAAAGTGTTTTCTTGATCACGCTTTGCATCAGCAGGCTTTTCAGGTAGAAACTGATCGGAATAAGTGAACGTGGCATAGTAATCTTTCTCTCCAAAGTTTGCATATAGGAACAATGCGGCCTTTCGTTTACTTTGGGCTTGATTCCATCTTGCTTGAGATAAGCCAGTTACTTTCTTTCTCCTACCTCTGGGTTCTCTGCATTTTCGTTCTTGCTCGATCGTCCTACTGTAAAGTCGGATTTCTTTATATGGTCCTGCTTCCACTCTGCGTTCTCTAACAAATGATTTCTTCATGACAAACACCCCAGAATTTTCTACGTCCGTTAAGTTAGTATCTAATACAAGGTCGATAAAACGCCGAAATAGCAGCGTTTTTTTGCAAAAATAGTCTGAGGATGGTATACTTATCTTGTCGGAGATAAGAAATACCATTCTCAGAAGTCGCCAAATTTGGCGGCTTTTTTTATTGTTCTGAAAACTGGAAAAGAACCTTTTCTTCGGTTTGTTTTCCAAGATGAAAAATATGGTGATAAAGAGTCCTTCCACGCAACTGAAATGTTTCTACTCTACCTCGTTCAGTTTTCGCTTCAATACTGTATACATAATTCTCGCCACGTTTTCTCATACGCACCTGCATCACAATTGCAGGCATCTTTTCCAAATACTCGATCGCCTTCGATAACATTTACATCACCTGCAGCTTTCACTCATACTGGATTCCGCCCTTTTTAACCAGATCCGGCAACAAATTTGGGATGGCCATTTTTAACTTTTGAAACTGGTCATCTGAAACAACGAAATATAAAGCAATCGTTGGTGTCTCATCGCTATCAAATGAACGATTCTCTACTTCACATGTCGATTCAAACTTATTCCAGATAATCGACTTAATTTTTTGAGTGTATGGCTTAACATACATTCGATTAGTAGTGAAAATAATTTCTCTTTCTTTAAACATCTAGTTACCCTCCAATCATTAATAGGAAACAAATAGCTAACAAAATACCGTTTAACAATAAGCTGGCATAAGCAATCCCTTGTAATTGGCGTGCTTTGTACAAAGGATCGTTGTGGAGTGTTGCTAACCATTTTTTATTCATACACTCGCCCCTTTCTGTTGTATAATTGTTTAAAACGGGTGGTGATTAATTGAATTCTTTCAAAAAGAATTTATTGAGTCTTTTGTTAAATTTAGCTATATCATTTTTTTTGTTGTCTTTTTTGTTCATTGTTGTTCATGCAATAAGTCAAAAATTAACGAATAACAATAGTGTGATTTCTAAACTAGCATCGATTGATTTTTACTCCTTTTTCATAACTTTGGCTTTAACATCATCTTTTTTGATTGTTGCTACTTCTTCAATTGAATTAGTTCTCAGATGGTTTAACTTTAAGGAGAAAACAATTGAGTCATTCTTCATTTTTTCTTCAAAATTTAGCTACGCATCTTCTCTCGTAATAACAATGCTTGTAACTCTTACTGCCGAGCAATTTGATATTTTAATTACAACTCTATCTTTTATTGGAATTTTTACTTTTATAGTTCCTGAAGAATTCATAAAGAAGTTTAGAAATTGATTTTGAAATAAACTGAGTCAAGTAAAACCAAACTATTAATCCGTACAGTAAAGCGATACTTTTAAGTATCTCCATCAATATCCCTCCTTTTTGCGAGGGATATTTCTAATTGTTCTATTTAACCGATTCTGATAAATCAACTCTTGATAACTTCGGAGTTCCCGAATCGATAAATCTCGTTGTGACTCGGTTAACGGTCTTTTGCGATCATTAAGTTGATCGTGTAAACTTCTAACTTTTTCTTTAATAAGATCATGTATCAGTAGTTCTTGGGATAATGTGTATTTCATTTGATTCCTCCTATTTCTACATGCTGGCGGGCATTAGATTTTTTTATTGTTTAGGAATCTTTTTATGTCCTCACGGTCAAATCTAGTTTCCTTACCAAAAGGTATTTGTGGTAATCCCTCAATGATCCATTCGTTAATCCGTTCTTCACCAATCCGGAGAATTTGTTTCACCTGCTTCTTCGTTGGATATGGTGGAAGGTCCTCAGCTTTGATCGATTCTCCTACCTTTTGAAGAACCTTAGCAGCAATGACTGCTGCTAATTCTTCCCCAAATGATTCTGGTATTTCTATTGGTGCTGAAATGATTGCCATAATAATCACCCCTTTTATCTCATTTCGAGATATTTGTTTTTAAAAAAATAAATTTGTTACTGGCTGCTCAAAATAGTTGGAAATCACCATCATCTCATAATCTTGAAAAGGATATTTACCGGCTTCTTTTTTTTCATACTGCTCTCTTGAAATTCCAATCATCTCAGCTACTTCACTTGTTTTTAATTCCTTCGCTCTGCGTGCAGCTCGTAATTTTTCTTTTGGTACAAGGAATTCGATTTTAAGATGCTTTTTATCAACTTTAGAAGACATTGTTCATTCCTCCTTTCACCAAGACTATATCTCATATTGAGATAATCGTCAAGAAATTTTTATCTCTCCACGAGATATTTATTTACTTAATTATCGCAATGTGATATATTTCTATCATAGAACGGAGGATTAACTTTGAAAAATCTACTTGGACCAGCTATTAAATCATTTAGAAAAGAAAAGGGGATGACTCAGTCAGATTTAAGTAAACTAACTGGATTCAGCCAAAACACTATCTCTAATCACGAAAATCAGAATAGAGCTATTACGGAAAAAGATATCTCAACTTATGCTTCTGCACTCGGTGTATCTCCTCAGGAACTATTTGATTATGTTACAAATCATTCCAACGTAGTAACTTTGTCAAAGGACTCGGAATCTATTATTTCAATTTTTAATAAACTCGACACTAATCGAAAAAAAGAAGTGCTTGATTTTGCTACTTTTAAACTTTACGAACAACAGAGAAGTGAGGATCCATTTACAATTGCTGCTCATTCGGACGATCCAAACAAAAAAGTCTCAAAAGAAGAATTAAAGAAAATTAATTCATTTCTCGATGAAATGGATCGAAAATTTGATAAGAAGTAGGGTTGTTTATGGATGATTTTGAAATTCTTATGTCAAATGTCGCTGCTGAGTTACCAGTTATTGAAGGGCCAGTCGAAAGTGAAACTGGCTATACTGCTTTATATAGAAACGGAAGAATATATTTAGAGAAAAGTAAATCGAATAGAAAAAAGAAAGTTGTGTTGGCTGAAGAATTCGGTCACTATAAAAGAACCGTTGGTAATATTCTTGATTACAAAGCTGATGGGGCTTGGAAAGAGGAATGGAAAGCACGAAGGTATGGTATCGAAATGCTCATAACTTTAGATGATCTTTTAGATTGTGCTCTAAATGGATATAACAACAAGTTTGAATGTAGTGAACATCTTAATGTTACGGCAGACTTTTTAGAAGATGCATTAGTTCATTACTATAATAAATATGGTGTTTGCCATTATCATAGAAACTATAAATTCATATTCGATAGTGAATCTATTTTTGTTGAACCTATAAAGTTTTTTGGATAAAAAAACCTCATAGAAGCGGCAACTTCTATGAGGTCTTCTCATTTCTGAGACTGTACAAATATATTATATCAAAGAATTGAGGAGATAAGTATGGCTTTAGATGTAAACAATAAGAAAATCTCTAAGCAATTAAAGTTTGCTCAGGAACACTTAGAACCAGATGAAAAAGTGTTTGAAGGCGTGTTCGGTGCGTATGAGACCAAATCACTTGGTAATGACACCGTTAAAAATGGAATTTTCTTGGCAACAGATCGAAGACTTTTCTTTTTCGGAAAGCGCACTTTTGGATTTGACAGTGAATCATTTCCTTATTCAAATATTTCATCTATAGAATTTGGGAAAAAAGCAATGGGACATACTCTCTCATTTTATGCTTCTGGAAATAGAGTTCAAATGAAATGGATTAACTATGGAGACATAGCTGCATTCGTAAATTTTGTAAAATCAAAAATGAATGAGAAAAATATCAAATCAAACTCGACCACCTCAGCCCCTACTTCGGTTGAACAAGTTAAAGAGATGAAAGAACTCCTTGATATGGGAATAATTACGTTAGAAGAGTTTGAAACTAAGAAAAAAGAAATACTGGGATTATAAAAAACACGCCCCACCGACCAAAGTAAGAGCGTGTTGTAACAAAATAAACACATAGCTTATTTGTTGTACTTAATTATACCAAAATGAAAGGAGTGGTGCCACCTCGTTCTACATGCTGGCGGGCAAAGAAAGGACGATGAAAAATGATAAAAAAGTATAAAAAGAAAGATGGAACTAATGCCTATATGTTTCAAATCTACTTAGGTGTAGACCCTATTTCAGGCAAAAAGAAACGGACTACGAAACGAGGGTTTAAAACGCAGCAGGAGGCAAAGCTTGCACTTGCTCGTTTACAACTAGAATCAAAAGAACCTGATTTCATCACTGAAACAACAAAAACATTTGAAGAAGTATGCAATATGTGGTTAGAACAATACAGAAACACAGTCAAAGCTAGTACTTACACTATTCAAAAAGTTGCGATAGACAAACACATTCTCCCTTTATTTGGTCATATCCGAATGAGTAAGATTACTATTCAATTTTGTCAAAAACAAGTAAACCATTGGTTTAGTTACTATAAAAAATACTCCAACTTAATCGGTATCACGACATCAGTATTCAATTATGCTATCAATATTCGGTTGCTCAACCATAATCCAATGGACGGTGTAATTCGACCAAAAAAACAGCAAAAAGTAGATGAAGAGGACTACATCGCTCCTTTCTATGATCGTGAACAGTTGCTTACTTTTTTGTCGGTGGTAAAAGAAAATTATTCAGAACAATTATTTGTGATGTTTCGAATTCTTGGGTATACGGGTCTTCGCAAAGGAGAATTGCATGCCTTACGTTGGAAAGATATTGATTTCGATAAGAAAACTCTTACCGTCAAACAAACACTAGCAACTATTCAGAATTGGCAGTTAGTTTTTCAGCCGCCGAAGACAAGAAAAAGTATTCGTACTATCTCTTTGGATGATGAGACGCTGGGTCTGATAAAAAAATGGAAATTACACCAACAAACATTTCTTTTTAAGTTTGGCATAAACTCATTATCTCAAGAGCAATTGCTCTTCCCTTCTACTGAAAACAAACCGCTTTATCTAGATTACCTGAACCATAATCTTTCGAAAATCCTGAAAGAAAATAATTTACCTAAAATGACTGTCCACGGATTTAGACATACTCATTGTAGTTTACTTTTTGAAGCAGGTGTTTCAATAAAAGACGTGCAGGAACGAATGGGCCATACTGATATTAAAACTACTATGAACATATATGCTCACGTAACTGAACAAAGAAAAGAAAAAACTGCTCATGACTTTGCACACTTCATGGCAAACGGCAGCCCAGATCCAGATAAAAATACTAGGGGTAGTCAAAGGGGTAGTCAAATGTAA